CATTTAATATGGTAGCAAAAAGTATTGAATACATCTATGACGGTGAACAGTTTTATTATGCAAATGAATCTCAACCTGGTGAATTGTTGAATTTTGTTGAACAGATGAATCAGGAACAATTTTCAAAAATAGAAAACTTTTTTAATAATTTACCAAAATTAAAAGAAGTTATTGAGATGGATTGTAGTAAATGTGGTTTTCACCACAAAATGGAAGTTGAAGGCATAGAAAATTTTTTCGTTTAACACTTCGTCATGACAATTTAAAGAATTACTATCAGACAAATTTTTCATTGATACAACACCACAAATATAGTTTGTCTGAACTTGAAAATATGATGCCTTGGGAGCGTGATATTTACGTTTCTATGTTGATCCAGTATATTGAAGAAGAAAATCAAAAAATACGAGAAAGACAAACAAGGTAGATGTTAGAAACATTATCAAAAATAGCCAGCAAAACCATAGATGTTGCAAAGAACATTGCGACAGCCATATTAACTGGTTTTGGTTCTACGGCATCAAGAATAACACCAACATACGGTACTGGTGGAAAAGAAAACAGAATATCTAAAAAAACTCCCTCAATTGAATTATTAGGTGAAATTTATAATTTATTGGTTAAAGTACGAGAAGAAGAACTTTTGCGTAGAGCCGAAGAACAAAAAAATTATACAAAAGAACTTAAAAGAGAAGAAAAAAGAAACAATGCTCTAATTAAAGCCTTAACAATCAAAAGAAAAGATACATCAGTTCAAAAAAGAGAAAGAACGGAACAAAAACAATCTCAAACAAAACAAAATCAAGAGGAAAAACAAACAAGAAGCGAGCAACGCCAGGAAAAAAGAGAAGAAAAAAGGCAAAATAAGACAACAGAAGCTGAGAAAAAACAAACTAATGAACGAGTAAAAAAGGAAGAAGTAAAGCAGACCGCAGATAAACAAAAAGCAGAAACAAAACAAAAAAAGGTTGAAGAAGCCCCTAAAGCCGCACCAACAAAACCTGAGGTAAAACCTCCTACAGCAGAAAAAGTTATTACCGGTGCAGTTGCAGTAACGGGTATATTGGCTGGCCGTGAAGCTCTTGCATCCAATATATCAAAATATGAAAGCGGCAAAGCAGGATACAATGCCTATAACAAAGGTACAGTTGGAAATAAAATGATACCTTCTGACAAACCTATTGATTTTAGTAAAATGACAATCTCCGAATATTTAAGGCGAGGCGCTTTAGAATCTGGTGATCCAGACAGATTGTTTGCAGTGGGTCGATATCAAATTATACCAAAAACAATGCAAAATTTAATTCAAAAATTACAAATTGATCCCGATAAAACATATTTGGATCCTCCTACACAAGATTTATTGTTCACAAAAGGACTGACCAAAGCATTAAGAAAACAAGTGGACGATTATATTACAGGTAAAAGCGACGATAAAGACGCCGCTATTTTAGAATTGGCTAAAGAATTTGCTTCGATAGGTGTGCCATACGATATGCAGGTTGGCAAAAAACAATTGAAAAAAGGAGATTCGTATTATTCCGGTATAGGCGGTAATAAGGCACATAATTCTCCTGAAGAAGTTGGTGCAGCATTGGATGCTGATCGAGCAAAAAATCTAAAGCAAGAAAACAAAACAAATTTAGCTCCTGTGAGTGATACTGGTACACAGATAGATCGATCATCCATAGAAAATAAAGATTTGAAAGGGTCTTTACAAAGTAAAAAACCAGTAATTATAGATAGTGGTATAAACGTTTCTTCTTCTTCACCGTCAGCACCGCAAAATTTTGCTACAATAGAAGAAGTTGATGACAGTTCTCCTTTAGTTAAGAAAAAGAAATTTAGATGAAAACAATTTCACAACAAACCATAGATAATGTTATAGACATTAGCCAAAAATTTACCAAAGGGACAAAAACCGTTTCTGCTAATGATCCGACCTATGCCAAATCAAAAAATAAACAAGTTGATAATGTAAATCAAAAAGCCTCAAAGATAGTACCGTTGCAAGAGGATGGTACTATGAATGATCTTTTAGTCAAAATCTGTTCGTTACTAAAAAGAAATTATGAAACTGATGTGAAGAACAGAGAAAAAATGGCAAACTTTGCTGAAGAAAGAGAATTAGAATCTCAAAAAAGGCACGACAAATTATTAGATGCCATAAAACAATTAACTAAAAATATGGGAACGGCAGAAAGAGTGGCGCCAGATGAAGAAGATGTTGGTGGTGGAGGATTCAGTTGGTTGGATTTATTAGGTTTGTTTGGCACAGGCAAAACCGGATTTGATGTTTTAAAAACCATATTGACTGGCGCTCGAGCTCTAATTGTAAGTCCCATAGGGGCTGCTGTTATTGGTGGTTTAGCAGTAGGTGGATTAATTAAATATTTACAAAATTTACAAGAAGAAGATAAAGCAAAAAATCCAGAAAAATATAAAAATGTGCCAAATGAAGTGGCAAAAGAAACTGGTGAAACTAGAGGACAAGTTGGCCAAAGACAAGCGGCCGAAGCAAGAAAAGAAATAAGCCCTCAATATGCTAGAGATTTAATTAATTCAAAACTTACTGATGCAGAGATAATCGGTGAAACAGGTTATACAAGAAAAGAATTGGAAGATTATGTAAAAACTAATCCCAAAACAAATCTTAAACCCAAGAAAGCGGTAGAAATGCCTACGCCTGTTGAAGCACCAGAACAGACTGCTACACCAGTAACACCTGAAGCGCCAGCGAGTGTGCCTTCAACTGAAAAAGCTACGCCAGAAACTCCGGTAGTACCTATGTCCAAAGTCAATCAAGTAATAGGCGAAAACAATCAAATGAAATTGGATCAGATGGAAGCGGATTCTGAACCAGTAGTTATAACAACAGGAGGCACTTCTGTCGATTCAAGTTCTCCTGAAAAACCTAGTATATTAGGTGATAAAATTCCTTCCGTTAGGAATATGGAAGAAACCTTTCAAAGAATGGTATTATACAGTATACGAGTTGTATAATAAAAAACCCCGCCGTAGCGGGGTTTCTTTTGAATTGAAGAATTACTTCTTCTTTTCTTCTTTCTTAACTTCTGCCTTTGGAGCATCCTTTTTAGGAGCATCTTTCTTGGCAGGTTCTGCTGCAAAAGCCGTTACAGCAAATGCCGCTGCTAATAGAGAAACTAGGTACTTCATTTTATTTCCTTTCAAATCAAATTAAAAAATTCACAAACTGCTCATGATTAATCTTCTTCGGCCAACTTAGCAAAGTAAGCCATATCTTCATCATCTTCACCAATGCTAGGTTCAGCATTGAAAGCACGTTCTGCTCTCTTTGGTGTTTCCTTGATTTGCTCAACAGTAGTTTTGGCAGCAGGTGTTTCACCATTCAAACCAAGAACTTTATCAAGGCGTTTCTTCAATTCATCATATGATTTAAATTCTTTGTCATTAATCAACTCTTGTAACGAGTATTGTGACTTCCAAATTTTTTCAAGTTCGGCATCATCTTTTGATAGAGCAGAAGCAGATTCAAACTCAGACTTATCATAATTTTGATAACCTTCAACTTTACGAATCTTTAATTTGAAATTAGCACCCTTCCATAAATCAAACGGATTAACTGGTGTTTCATCTTCAAACTGAGGATTCATCGCTTCGGTAATCTTATCAAAGATTTTTTTACCATAACGGAATAAAAATACTTTGCCTTCATTTTCAGGATGTTTTGGGTCTGATACAATATAAACGTTGGAAACGTAATTTAGTTTACGTTTTTGTTTGCGAACAACATCTTTATTTGCTTCGATACCAGAATTCCATAATGTAGAATTGTGTTCACAAACAGGACATTTTTGATCCTTTGTGGTTAAACAATTATCAATCAACCAGCCACCAGGACCTTGGAATCCATGTGAGAAGATTTTAACCCAAGGCAAAGCATCTTCACCATCTTGTTCAGATGATGGAAGAAAACGGATAGTGGCCATGCCATTACCTGCTTTATCAACTTCTGGACGCCAGAAATTGTCTACCTTGTCGTTGGAACCTTCAGAACTTTGATTGAGTGCCTCGATTGCTTTTGATAGTTTATCGAGGTTGCCAGATTGGCGTTTGAGATTAGCAAAACTCATAATACTTCTCCTTATTAACGGTGTATAAACGGAATATAAAACAACTTGTCCACGAACTACTCATTATATAATTATATTTATCCAATGTCAAGTGTACATTTTCAAAATACCGATGGTAGTTATGGCATCCGAGTGAAGTATACCAATACCACCTTCTTTACGCCATTGGTCAATGTTTTGTGCAGTATCATCAATCAATAACGAATTTTCATTTGCAAAATCTTTTTTGAATCTTTTACCTGGTACTAGATTTACGGGAAATGGAATGCCATGTTTTTCTAACCACTCCATCTTCTGTTTTCTAATCTCTGGATCTCTTTTCTCAGATGATGTAGAAGATAATATCTCGGTAGGTATGTGTAACGACCTAAGATAGTTAATTAACATCAAACCATCTTGTGTCATATCTAACTTTGCAAATTGCCTGTCAGAAATAAATTGTGTAAAAAACTTATCAAATAGTTTATTAGATTCGGCCTCTTTAGGTGCCATCTTAAATAATTCTTTGTATCGTTTATCAAAATCAGCAATCACACCATCCATATCAAGGTATATCTTTGTGATTTTTACTCTATGCATGTTCTTTAATTCTTTCTTTCAAAATTTGTTTGAATTTATTTTTATCATATGAAACGAAAGGTTTATATTTTTCACATTTCATTTTAAAATTAGGCCAAACAATATCATCATATATTTCTTTCTGCCACATTGGAAAGAAATTCATCAAGTCATCCAATATAATTAATGTTTCTATTGCAATATCACCTTGTTGAGCATATTGCATTAGTAATGGAAATTCATTTTTTCTTATCATCAATAATTCATTTGGACTATTAACTCGATCCAACAGTTTAATTATATCATTTTCAAAGGTATATGTCAAGCTTTGTTGCCGTTTTTGCCATTTTCGGTAATTTTCTTCTCCATCTGGTCCTGTGATATCACCAACCCAATGTGGATTATCTACCAAAAAGTTGGCAAGATAGAAATCTCGCAACTCTGTCAATCCATATTTACGACTTAATTTGTAAAAAGAATATTTGTCTTTTCGGTTAGCAAATGTATCCTTTGAAACATTCGTTTTTCCGTTGTATTTGAAATAATCATACGATTCGGATGTAAAATGCAACTTCAAAGCATTCCACATGGCGAATGCTGCAAAACCCGAATTTTCAATCATATAGGTAGTTTGGAACTTTTCTTTAATAAATTTAAATCTTGTGCTTCTTCTCTTATCTTTGCCTTTAAAGCGGATGAAATAAGAGTGGCAGCCACTTCAATTTCTAAACCAGTTTCTTTACAATGGTGGCAGATGGCATCCATTAATCCTATTTTCATATCTGCCGCCATTTTTTCAATCATCACACTAAAGTTTTTTATTTCATCACGACTTGGCATATTAAATTCTACTATAAAAAATATGGTTTCCTATTTTAGTTATAACTTTATGCCGATTCCAACCAGGGTTTACATATGTGGCGTGGTAATACAAAGCATTAGTTTCTGCTATCTTATCATGTAAGACTGGAACTGTCAATGCTCTTTTTGCAATTAACAAGGATTCTTCCCATCTATACCGGTCATGTATGTGTACCATTTCTTTAACCATACAAGTCCATGAAAACTGGCATACCGTCCTTAGATTTTGGTCGGTTGTTTTTTGATATACAACAGAACATATATCACTTGGAAAGATGCCGCTATTTACACGATTCAATGTTACTTGTGCTACAGCCAATTTACCTTCATATGGTTCGCTTGCAGCTTCATAGTAGATATTTTTTGCCAAGCATTCTACTTGCTTGTTATAGTTGGCAGTCACTTGTTTTTGTGTGGCTGCTGTTACAAATTCTTTTGATAGTGTAGGCATTGTAAATAAAACAGTAGCTGCTGTTAATACTGCCGTGACTAAATTAATTTTTGGAAGTTTGAACTTCATCTTTTCTCCTTGTTAAAGGCAGCCAAAGCCGCCATCTTCAATTATGATGTTGATTTCTTTGTTTTTACTTCAGGTTGTGGAGGGGTTTGAGAAACAAATTGATTGAGAGCTTCCGCTTTCTTTACAATTTCTTCTTCGGTGGGGAATGGTGGAAAACCTGGATGTTCTGGTGAAGGTGTTCCATTAATTTTGGATTCTTCTACCTTGGTTGACCACTGGTTTGATATGATTTCTCTCTTACCATAATATTCATCTGAGAGCATATCTTTGGCCATTTTTAAGAGTTCTAGCCGTATCTCGTATGGTGTCATACTCATTTAATTCTCCTGTGTGTGTTTGTGTGTTACTAGACAAAATGTGTGTAGTCTAGTATATCTATTTATAAAACAACCAGGTGATTCTGTTGCTAAGTTCACCTGGCGAAACTCCGCTTACCGTTTAGGCAGCAAGTGCGAACTTTTCATCGTTTGCGTTTAATTTAATTGCTTCTTCGGCCGAGTGTCCTCAACCCTAACGTCTTTCGCCTTGACGATTCTCCATTGTTATACTGATTGCCATGTCGAATCTGTAACACCCCCATCAGAAGTATGCTGCCTCTTACGAGTTTGCTACCAAGAACCTGGTTCGTCAGCCATACTTTTGGTGGAGGTGGCCGGATTTGCACCGGCGTCCACAACAACTTTCAAACAACTTCTACGAATGCTTACTTACTAAAACAAGTGCTACAAAAATTATAAATGCAATTGCACAAGCACCTGTATAAAATGCAAAACTTCTCATTTTAACTTCTTTTACACATTGTTTACTAGGCATTATACAATCCTTTCTATTAACCACATAACAAAAAGAAATGTTAACCCACCAGCCAAAACCATCAGAGCACCGATCTGGCGCTTATTTTGTTCTGGTGTGCAGAGTTTGTTCCAATATTTGTTATTCATAATTGTCCTATTATAAGTGTTTATACTTATATAGGCAACCAGTTTGTTCAATGTTTACCACTTTTCTCATAATATGAAATGGCATTTACAAGGCCTTGTATATGGTCCTCCGTTCTCTGTTTGAATACAATTGGACTGTTATCCTGAACTGCCATGACGATTACCAAGTCATGTATAGGTTCGCCTATTAACTCCTCATACATCAAGGCATAGGCGGTTGTTTGCCAAAAATAGTCTTGTATATCTTCATGGCTTTTTACTTTGGCCGATGTTTTGAAATCAATTACCGAAAGTGTGTTATCAAATTCAGCAATACAATCTACACGGCCAGCCATGTTTAATTTGGTTGACCACAATGTTTGCTCTTGATAATGAATATTGTTAATTCGTTTTAGATGAGGTTTTATTGAAAGAAACATTTCATAGGCATCAGGCATACCCATTTTAACTTCTTCATTATTTAAATAATCTTCACATAATTTATGTACCGCTGTGCCACGACCTGAAGCTTTGCGAGATATTTTGTTGGCAGTTTCTTCACCAACTCTGTTACGCCATGCTTGAATGGCTTCCCGCTTGGTGGCACCGATTACGGTGGTGACCGATGGCAACTTTGTACCATCAGGCAGTTTATAGAATCGTTTACCATCAGGAAATGTTTCTGATTGTAGGTCTTGTAATTGTCTTGGTGGGCAGTAATTAAACATTTTCTTTTATCTTTAAAAAACTATTAGTCCAACTTTTTAATATCATGGCATTTGGTGCTTCTCTATCAATCTTTTGTTTGATGTCTGTTGATAATGAAATTCTTAAATCGTTGGATTTATTTTCCTGTACCTCATGCACAATATAAGCAGGAAAGAATAATAACTGTCCTTCTTTGGGTGTGATGTGTATATGTTCTAACTCTGATTTATGGTTGTTAGTGAAGGATCCACGGTTGTCAATGATGTCTTTTGTGCTCAATAACACCAAATCACCTGCATTTTCTTTAGCACGAATGTAATATGTTGCGGTGAGTGATGCATCATTGTGTGCGTGTGCTTCAATACTTTCGCCTGGTTCTTTAATATTGGCCCATGCCATCACATAATCAGGTTCAATGTTTAATTGCTGTGCTTCTGAGATAAGAGAAAACACATGCTTTTTAACTGAATGATGAATAACATTTTTTAATCCATTCAAACACGGCCTATCATAATCCCACAAACTGTCTTTTGGATCAGCATCACGGCCTGTTGCAATGTCTTTGGCGATACAGTATAATTCTTCTTCTAATTCTTCATTGAATTGATTAGGCAAACCTGTATCGACAACCCAATATGGCGAAATCCACCAATTACTTTTTACAATATCCATTATTCTTTTTTGGTCACAAACTTTGATTTAATTTTATCAAAGTATGCAATTTCTTCTGGTGTTAGAGTAACAGCATCTATATTTTTACGATAAGAAATTGCATCTTCTTCCAATAATTTAATGTCACCCATATATTTAAAATTATTTGTTTCATGTTTTGTGTCATAAGCATCCATAATAATATGGTAACGATCCTCATTTGAATCATTACGAATCTGGTGCCACAGATTAACCCACATAATATACACGGAACCATCAGCAGGCATATGTAATGATTTGCCTTGGCAGATGTGAACACATTTTTTATTGGTGATTAACGGGATATGAATACGAGCCATATAAGCATCTGTAGCTGCATCTTTATGCACCAATGATTTAGAATGTGCCTGTAAACATGATACTCTAGCACGGCGTGGATAGAATCCTAGTTCTTCTAATTGGTCCAATACTTCTTTAATATAACCTGTGCAACCTTGTGTTGGATTTTTATGCTCAAAGGCATGCGCAACATTGAGATATTTCATGGCGTGCCAATTGTATTGGCCATTTGGAAAGAATATATCGTTTGTTTCTTTATCATCCGAATGATATACTTCCCAGCCATCTCGCCAGTCGCCTGTGCGAGATAAAAGTGTCCAACCCCCAAAACCATGATATTCCACAGTTTCAAATTCTTCGCCTTGCACTTGTTGTTTACCAAGTGTGAATACATTTTCTTCTACTTCTTTTCTTAGTTGGTCAATATCAACTTTGAAATTTAGTTTTTCAATCCACATTATAAGTTTCCAGTTTCGTATAACATATTACATACATCATTATAATCGTATGTGTTGGTTGCCAATGAAAAGGCCAATCTATTATCACCACCACTCACACTATGCGGTTGACTTACATCAAGCACCCATGCATCACATTGTTCGGCAATAAAACTACCAGCTTTTTCTAAATCATTTTCATCAAATATAAAACCCTCTTTTTGATTTTCTATTTGATACTTTTTTGGCTCACCTTTAAACTTGTAGAATTGTGTAACGCAATCAGATGTTTCAATGTAAAAATTAATAGTGACCAAAATACCGGTATCTGTATGTGGTGGAATTATAGTATTAATTCTCATCAATGTCAAGCAAAAATTTTGCCGATATTGAATTGGTACCACTTTTAAAAGGGAATTAGTATCAGAATGCTCGATATTGAAATATTCGATACCTTTGAATTGACCTTCAACTTGTTCACCAAAACGGATTCGTGAACCAATAATATCAAAAGGTTTAGGATTGAATTTGTGTTTTAATTTGTGAAACATAACAAAGCATAATCAATCAACCTTTAGAGGCTTTCCATTCTTCATAGGCACGAATAATTGGGCAATCATAATCCCAATTGATACCTTCGTGTGGGTTGGCGTTGGCAGCTGCAAAGCGTTTGCCTTGCACATGTTCAATAATGTCGATACCAGGATGAAATAACTTCTCCAATATGTCAGCATACTGTTCAATCATTTCAAAACAACGATTTCTTTCCTCTGGTATTAGATTGAGAATATCATTTTTGATTTGATTATCAAAGTAATGAACAATATGTTTTCTATATAACTCAATTTCTTCTTCGGTTACCGTGCCATCTTTATTTAAGTCAGCGTCAGCAAAACCATCAGCATTGAGGTCTATATCTTTAATATTAATGTCTATCATTTAACAAATCCTTGAACCAATTTTGTCTTTGTGAACAATTTAATTTTATCGATTAATTTAGTGGCCTTATATATGCCATTAGATACAAAGTAACTAAAGAAAAATAATGACCACATTGTCCATGATGTGAGAAAGCCTGGATTGGCTCGCTTAGGTAAAATATATGCAATTCTACAAACTGGACGGCCAATAGCCATATTGATACGGCCGATGAGATTATCTTTTGGCACAGCTCCCATTAAATAGGCCATGTGTAACGACCATGGGGTGCCAATTTTATATGCCCATTTTGTTGCGGCTGCCTTTTGTAATTCTTTACGTTTTTCTTTATCTCTAATCCAAATCATAAAATCTGGACCACCACCATCCATCCATGATGTAACAATGCGAGCCCATTTGATGTAACCTTTATAGATCACACGGTCATGTTTTCTTAACCATGCGCCATATTGTTGATCGGCGGACCATACTCGATAATCCATCATGCCAAATTCATACAATTTGGCACAAATAATTTTTGAACAGTTACATGCACAATTACAATTATATGATGTCTGTGATGTTGTGCAATTATAGGTACAAGCACAATTACAGTTTGTTTGTAGCCAAGATTGTGTATCACAATTGGTACAATTTACCGTACCCGAAATCAAACAATTGTTACATTGAATATTTCCGCAATTGCAGTTACTTGTGCAATTACCATTACTACAATTACCTTGCGTATTGTTTTGAAAATAGGCTTTAGAATAAAACCCCGTCATTGTTGGGGTGGCAGGTCTTTGACCAGAAACAATCAAATTATTCAAAAAGTTTAAGTCTGAGGAATAGGTTGAGGCTTGACCTATTTCCACATTGACATCAGAAAATGCTATTTGTCCTGAAGCTGGTAAAGTCATGGATTTACTCTGTTAGTTAGTTATTTGATTATTTATATCATCAACCAATCTTGATTTACCATATATTTCTACACCTTCAATCTCACCTATTTTTTCACTAACCACCTTGATTGGTATGATTTTTTTCTGTGGTTCTTCTTTATGTTGATACACGGTACCCCATATATCTTGACGTTCCAATGGTAATTCTTGATGTTTAATTAATACAGGAATGTAACCTGTCATTCGAGCCAAAGCCACAGCAAATAGAGCCACATTATCTGAATAAGAATTGGCACATGAAATATCCCAAAACTTTTCGTCTAAAAACATACAGGCACCTTTACACAGGTGTAAGACTGGACATTTAGGACATTCTTTACGATTACTCCAATGAGTTGAAGTTTTAATTTCAATTTTATCAAATTGACTGAGATTACCACCATGATGTGATTCACCGTTTTTACCCATTTCAGCAGGACTCACATTTTGGCAAGTCATTACATTACCCCTCAGGTCAACCGCCAAAGTGTGTTCATCATCCATGCCACATTTTTGTCCAAGATATTTTGAGTTGGCATGAGATAAAACTGCTTGTGTAAATTGGTCTATTTTACCTAATTGACCAAAGAAACCAATTTGGCCATTCGTTGAATAAATGTCAGCAAAAGCCTTTCTACGATAATCAAAATGGTCTGCTTTAGTCTGTAAACTATTTTGCATACCATCTTCATCATAACTATCAACAATACCACCTTCACCTAATTTTACATCAGTATCACCAGTAACATTGACAAACCATTCATAAATTTCTTTGCGGGAACGGTTTTTACTATTCATCATTGGATTAAAACTAATACCTTTGCCTAAACGGGACATAGCACGATAAAAATCCAATATGATTTTCTTTTGGTCAGGATCATCAAATGGATCAGGACCACGAACTGATTGGCCAGGTCCGTCATGTGAGATTGATACAGAAAAGTCCATCATCATCAACCAATCACAAATTTCTGGTGTCAAAATGGAGCCATTGGTGATTACCGAGAATCGTGGTTTATTTTCCCAATGTTCAAATCGGTCACGAATAGTTTCTGCAAGAGGCTTCATGGTTTTCCAATAAACAAATGGTTCACCACCCCAAAACTCAATTGCAAGGCCTTTCTTCTCGTCAAATTCTAATGTGTCAAACATTTCCATAAAAGCATCAATATCTTTTTTGGACGTTTCAGGCATACGCTCAACAAACTTTTGAGAACAGTAGTCGCATGAATAGTTACAACTTAAACCCATTTGGATTTTAAGTAACTGGACATTTTTAGATTTTTTAAGTGGGTGATTTTTGTCGAATGGACGATATGGTGTTAAATTCTGGTCGTGAATCGTGCCTTCTGGAAATTCAAAGGTGATTCCATCTTCACTTTTTAATGTGTTTGTTTCATTATCATAGTAAAAGATTTTTTTATCGTTCACACTTCGTTCAGAATGTATTTCAAATACCATTTTAATTCCAATTTGTTTTTAATAATTGTATATATCTTTGTGTTTTTTCGTGTTCTATTGTTTGCTTTGAATATTCAACCAATTCTTGTTTTACTCTTTCCTTGTTCGCTGATTCGTAATATAGCCGCTGTTGTTTGGACATCATTCTTTTTTTGCTCATGAAATCTCCTTTTATTTTTGTTATATTTGGATATTTTTTGAGCAGGAACTACGGGCAGAATTTTACCATTGGCACCTCCTTTTAGTAGGATTGGAATCTTTGGTTCGATTTTAAATGTTACCATTCTCTTGGTAGCTTTGTTTTGTGTGATTTGTGTAATGTATTGCCTGGTACGGTGGCTTTGATTCGTTCAATTACACCTTTTTCAAAGGCAGAATCGGCTGTTTTGGTACCAGGTACCGACATACGCATTGCATCAGAAAAAACAGGCAGACTTTCTATTGAGTGATATTGTTCAAGATGTGGATTATCTTGTTTGAAATCTTCTAATTTAACCCACGACATTGTGTGAGTTTCAATTTCATTTGTTTGTTTATTTAAAAAATCGTATCGTGGCATCAACTGTATCCATGGGTTAAAGGTGCGACCATATCAATAAACCATTTTGGTTCATTCCTACTATTTATCTTACCTTTCCATGACCACATTCTGCCTTTTTCCATAACATAATAGTTACGATAAGACTGCAAAGAATCATTAGGTACTTTACAATGATCTGGCATGGCTGGGGTGGGACCAGTAAATTGGTCTAATGAATTGATTCTGCGTGGTGCATATTGTAATTCATTGACCAAACCGGTCGATTCACATTTATGGACTTTACCATAACGATAGGTGTATTCATCACATAGTGATGTTAATAGTTTGTAAAGCCAATGGTAATTACCAGCAGTTTCACGACACCATATGGCAGACGGATGGTTAATGTGTGTTGCTGAATATAAAACGGTTTCTCTATGGTCAGGTAATTTCCAGCGTTTGACCTTACGGCCTGTTTTAGATTCTGCAATCATTTCTTTGCCATCAATGATACGGTGTGCCGTAGAAAGCAATTGGCAATATTCGAGGATCATTTTGACAACGTGTTTGTCCACATGATATTGTGCACATTTTACAGGATCATGGTCAAGATAAAATATATTCATAACATTCTAATTAATCCGATTGTGTCGATTGTAGTTAACAAGATGTAGTTAGCCAACATGCCAAACGATTTCCTAGTAAAGGCAGCCCAAGCATACATAGCACAGCCAGTAATCCAAATAGGATAAAGAATAATAAGTGGTGGATTGGGAACCGTAAGAGCCATAGCAATAGAACATCCAATAGATATCGCCCACGCCAATAACTCCACAACAAAACGGATTTTACCAGATTTCCAATCATCACGAATCCAATCAAACAAATTATAAAATAAATCGTTCACTTTTTATCAAACAAGCTTTCTGTGTATTCATCCAAATCTTCATCTTCAACAATTTTTTGATTTGGTTCTACTATTTCAAGATAACCATTTAAATGGAATCCACAACCTCTCAAAAAGGTTTCAAACTCATTAATGATACCTTCTAAATGAACTGCATCAAATTCAAATGTTCTTTTGGTTGTAATTGATTCACCAAATGGGCAAGGATCATCCTCACAAATAAATGTAAACTTGCTCATAATTTTGGAATATCCAAATTGCCGGCGGTTTTCTTCAAAGATTTTACACGATTGGCAATATCTTCACTCGATACAGTTTGCATGGCGAACTGTTTAAATTGTTCGTATGAATCTTTTACTTTATAGATTCTGCCATCATTTAAAAACAATGCACAACCACCTACAGATAACGGTGCAATCTCCGAAACTGAATCTAAATTCATTACAACTTTACAACCTTTTTCTAAGGAATCCACTTCAACAAATAATGACATCATTCTTCTCCTTTATTTTCTTTCAATTTGGCCAATTTGGCACGTTTCTCCAATACTTCCGCTTCGATCATCATGCCTTTCCAATGGCCTCTTTTGCCATTCGGTAATGTAGCAAGAATTCTTTTTGTTTCTTTGCTTAATTTAAAATCTTTATTAGTTTTCATTTACCTACCTTTGGTGCGCTATCAATTTTATCACAATCTTTTACACGAACCAACAATGTATCGGTCTGATTAAGAGGTCTTACAAAATAACATTCACCTTTGACTGACCATACCAATTTGTTTTGTATGCTGCCGTCAAAGTTACCATCAACCACTCGATTCATAAAATATGGTGTGTAATAGAATGTTACTCCAAACACAATAATACAAATCAGAAATACCGATTTGTTGTTTTCAAACCATGCTTTTAATTTATTAAACATGAATCATTCCTTGAGTATATAATATTAACATTATACCAGTAAATATGGCCAAAGTCAACACAATTAAGGTAAACTTACCTGCTTCTTCACGGTAATAATCCACTTCTCTTTCAATCATTTCATGTTGTGCCTGTACCATATCTGGCACATCAGGTTCCATCATATTGATGGTTTGTTTTGAAGATTCTAATCTGTTCAATGCTTGCCAATAACGATAGTATGATATCATGTTTAATCCCATAAGTTCTCATAATATTTACCAAACAATTTGAAAGCATTTTGCTTTCTTGCATTATGTGCATTAAGGCCGTCCCAATCTACTTTTGGTCCAACATAGTCCTCATGCCATGGCATTTTTTTACTATCAGTACCAGAGTAATCAAAGAATTGGCTCTCTGCATCATCTAACATTTTTTGTTCAAATGCCCAAATCATTTCATCTAACACCCATGCCCAGCGTTTGTGAATTAAATCATCTTCTTGTGAATCTAACATTTGAATATCAGGATTACTATGACGGCTTTTTTTAGTTCTTTTCTTTGAACTACGCAACTCTGCTGGTACATCTTCATCATCAACCCAAGGTGAACCATGTGATTCATCACGCAACTGTTTCAACATTGGCAAAATGATATGAGCCAAAGTATGGTCCATTGACCATGTATCATAACGGTCAATCTTCACATATTCAATTTTTGGATGAACAAAGTCTAAGAATTTCATCCATGCATTGCAGAATGGTTCTAATACTTTATTGCAACGTTGAATGAATGGCTCTTCATAATCAATCTCACGCCAAAAGATAATCTTCTCCATAATCTTGTATGGAGAAATCCAATGTCTTCGGTAATTACTTAAATATACACGCATTATTTTTTTCCTTTACAATTATCAAAATGCCATTGTTTCATCTGTGGCAACCCACCAACTTTTCCACAATTAGGACAAACAATTTTTGGTTTTGAAATGCTTTTCATTTTTTCACTTTTTCTTTTTTTTAATTCTGTTGTATTTGCTTTTAAATCCCAAGTGATTTTTCTACCCTTTAGAGATTTTGAAATATTATTTTTGTGTTCTTCAGAAAATTTTCTACCGGATTGTTTTAACTTTATTTTTTGTTTATGTTCTTCTGATAATTTTTTACCTTGATTTGCCAATCTACACAATTCTTTTCTTAAATCATCTTTTGTTATTTGCCCACTTAAAGCTTTCCATGCCATAAAATCTTGCCAATGGCCATGTTTCTCAAATAAAATACGATGAGCTTCAGCATGCTCTTCAACAGTCAATTCAATTAAATTTTCTGAACTATTTGACCCACCCATGTGTCTAGGTATTATATGATGTTTATGTGTTCCCATAAAATCTCCTTTTGG